CTCAAGTACCTGGAGTCTCGCAATGAGTGAAGACCAGGTCTGGAGCATAGAAATCAAATTGGCCCGGATGGAAGAGCGCCAGGTCCAGTTGTACAAAATGGTCGAGACCAGCTTGTCAAACTACGCGGATGTGGTAAATAGAGTTTCTGCCCTGGAACACCTCCGTTCTAGGGCCTTTGCAATTGCTGGGGTCGCCGGGCTACTGTTTTCTGTTGCCTGGGACCTGGTCAAAAACAGGATAAATCACTAATGGCAACACTTGGCACACAGACAATCAGCACAAGCTACACCCAACTCCTAAAGACGTTTGGTAGTAATATTGTCGACGGAACCATGCGAGCTATTTCCAGTGGCGACGAGGCTGGAATTTCAGCCCTACAGATATGCACCACAGGGGTCAAGAGCACCGGGACACTTGCTGTGGATGGAGCCTCAACGCTCCTGGGCCCGGTCACGTTTGGCTCCAACACTACTCTTTCCACAGGAACGACGACGATCGCCACTGCCAGCATCAGCACTGCCACGATTAGCACTGCCACGATTAGCACTGCTACAATTAGCACGGCAACGATCAGCACTGCAACGATCAGCACTGCAACGATTAGCACGGCAACAATTAGCACTGCCACAATCCCTCTTCAGCTTGGCCCTGTAACGTTTGGAACTAACGTCACCATGTCTACCGGGACGGCAACGATCGGAACGATTGCCTCCACGACGATCAACAATACTGGTCTTGCCACGGTTGGCACCCTGGAGATTGGGGCAACTGGTCCGAACATAACCAAGGTATCATACGGTACATTCCCATTTACTGGAGGCACGGTTCAGACGCACGCTGCCAACGACACCACAACTGGCACATTTGCGTTGCCATGCCAGCTTGGTGACATTGTGTTCGCTTCGATCAATAGCCTCGGATCAACCAATGGCACGGCACTGGTTTCAACAGACTTTTTCCCGATAGCGACGGATGTTGTTAGATTCAACATAATCGGAAAAGGTTCAACCGCCGGGACAATCCCAGCCGGGACAATCTTCGCAACCGCAATGAGGTTTACAACTTAATATGGCATACGTACTCGATCGCAATTTTGATTTCCTAACCAATGGCACGGTCACGGCCAACGGTTTGCACAACCTTATTGACGAGACCGATATTTATGCCGGGTTAATCTCAACTCAAGAAGAAAAAACAACCGTAGGCACGTCGGATTTACTGCTTGTCGCAGACTCGTCATCGATAGGGAGTCCCCAAATAGCTCCGAACCGAACGACGGTTTACAATCTGTTTGAAGATGCGCTGACAGGCGGGACATATGTAAATGCACAGCTTTCTGGAAATTTGACATATGGTACTGCTACCGGGAATCGGACGATCAGCACTGGTGCGAACATTACTAGTGGCACAATCTCGACCCTAATCGCCGGGACGACAACGTCGACGGCGGCCGCGATCACGAATGGGACTATCACGAATGGGACGATCACAACGGCACTGATCCCTACATTAACCGCTGGAACTACAACAGGAACGGCTGGCATCTTTACGTCTGGAACAGTTGCCACGCTCAACAGCACAACTGGAACAATAACCAATCTTTCCACTACTCTTGCTGGTGATTTTACGATCAGCCAGGGAACTGGAACGCTCGGAACTTCTGGCGTAACGCTTGGTACTTATGGAGGAGCAACATCAATTCCAGTCCTTGCTATTGACGCAAAAGGCCGAGTAACAACTGCCAGCACATCTGCGATTACGAGTGGATTAACTGGCTTCCGCAACCGCATCATCAATGGTGATATGCGGATTGACCAGAGGAATGCTGGGGCGAGTGTTACTGGAAATAATACTGTTTTTGGAACTGATAGATTTAGAATTGCTGCAACTCAAGCAAATAAACTAACTATGCAACAGAATGCTGGCTCAGTTACTCCCCCAGCAAAGTTTAAGAATTATCTTGGAATCACATCGTCATCTGCTTATTCTGTTTTAGCGGGAGATTATTTTCTTGTTGGTCAGCCAGTAGAGGGTTTTAATACCTATGATTTAGAGTTTGGTAATGCTAACGCATCTACAATTACTTTGTCGTTTTGGGTTCGCTCTAGTTTGACTGGAACTTTTGGTGGTGCAATCAATAACAGTGCTTATAATAGAAGCTATCCATTTAGTTACACAATTTCATCAGCAAATACATGGGAACAAAAAACTGTAACTATTGTGGGTGATACAACTGGTACATGGATTGGCTCAACAAATGATGTTGGTTTATATGCTTGGTTTAATTTAGGCACAGGTTCAACTGGAAGCACTACGGCAAACGCATGGGCAGCAGGCGCTTATTACGCCCCAACAGACGCAGTTTCCGTAGTCGGCACTAACGGGGCAACATTCTACATCACAGGAGTCCAACTCGAAGCAGGCTCAACCGCAACCGAGTTTGAGAGCAGGCCGTTTGGAACGGAGTTGGCAATGTGTCAGAGGTATTATTACAGACAGACAAAAACATCTACGGCAAGCGGAGTTGCTAGTGCTTTTGCAATGCTTCAATTGTGGACAAATGCGTGGCATTCCTTAATTCAATTTCCAGTAACAATGAGAGCAGCCCCCAGCTTCGAGTCTAGTTCGGCAGCAACATTCTTTTATCACTCTGGGGGCGTGGGTAATGCAGCATTAACAAGCATAAACATTTCTGGATCAAACGTTGATTCTGCTCGGCTTGAGGGGGGAACAAGCTACGCAAGTACACCTGGACTTTCTGGGCAACTTGCAATGGCAAACTCATCTACTGCATTTCTTGGATTTAGTGCGGAGCTTTAATATGTATAAAAAGTTAATATCAAGAGCAACTGGAGTTGAGTGTGATGTGGTTTATTACATTGATAGAAATATATACATCCCATTTGACCCAGCTAATACCGACTACCAAGCTTATCTTAAATGGCTATCCGAAGGCAACACTCCGCTTCCTCCAGACCAAGAGTAAAAAATGACCTTAACCGAAATCGCTCAGTACGCTGGCGAGAAGGTTGGCAAGACCGACGCCGATACGCTTACCTTCCTGCAGAAGTCGGCATCGCTTAACTACAGGCGCGTGTGGAACTTTGCCCCATGGCGTGAAAGCATTACGAATTCCACATACTCCGTCTCAACGTCTACCAGGACCATTACCCTGGGATCTCTTGTTGAAAATCCCTTGTCCGTAGCCTACGGAGACAGCGAGTTGTTATCTGTAGACCTTCAGACAATTGTAAGCCAGGACGCTGACTTGCTTGACCAGGAAAGGACCGGAACTCCGACTCAGTACTATTTCAAGGGCCGGAACACGTCAGGGACTGCAGAGATCGATCTGTACCCACTGCTCAACACGTCCAGCACAACCACGCTGAAGGTAATAGAAAAAGTTTCTTGTGTCACAAGGCAGAACAATGTTGTTGAGTTTCCTCCGAGCTCTTCCGCTCTTACCGACGAATTGCGTCTTCCGCACGTTCAGCATGTTGTCCTGGCGCTTACTCACGCCGACGCTTTGGAACGCGAGCGTCAGTACGCCAAGGCTCAGGCAGTTGTATCGACCGCGAATGCTGATCTAGCACAGATGGCTCAGTACGAGATGAGCCAGGTCGGAGGAATAAAGGTCATCACACCTTCAAGTTTAGGCGAATACAGCATCACAGACATAGGGGTTTAGTCCGTGCCATATTTCCAGGACAATTTAGACGAAGTCTTGTCCTTCGACGGAATTCGCAATTTTACCGGGGGCCAGGCTAGCGGATTGCAGTCTGATCTGTTGGGCGAAAACCAAGTCCAGCAGTTGTACAACATGACCCTTTCCCCAAAGGGCAACCTCGAGACCAGGGTAGGAACCTCTAGCTTTGCCACCGGGGCGACTAGCGGGACAGGATCTATCGGTGGGATGCGGTACTACGAAACAGGATCTACGTCGCAATTGCTTACCGTGACAAACGGAAGATTCTACAGTATCAATTCAAACGGTAGCGCGACAATACACCCGGCAGATTCAACATGGATCGCAAACACAAGCCTGTTTGGAACGAGTACACAAAAATGGGCTAGCGGATATTCTGTTAGTTCTGCCGTCGAAGTGAGCATGGCACAATTCAATAACAAGATGTACATAGCTGACGCTGACGGTGATCTGCACTATTGGGACGGAGATATTGTAGTTAGACAGTCCGGGAAGGTCAGGGCAATCACGATAACCAGTGGTGGCACTGGGTACACAAGCGCAACGGCAATCGTGACAGGACCGCAATGGGGAGGACAATTCCCTACGCTTATTACTCAGGTCGCAGGGGGCGTCGTCACAGGCGTGACCGTCGTCGAAGGAGGATCTGGATATTCCGCAGCCCCAACCGTGACAATTATTGGGAACGGATCTGGAGCCACGGCAACGGCAACTGTAAGTCCGCCACCGCAAAATCTTAGGCTTTTGATCAATACCGAAAACAGGCTTTTTGCGGTTGGGTCTGGAGATACCAGGAACACTCTCTACGCATCAGACATACTCGACCCCGCGGTGTGGGACCTCACGAACAGCATCGTCGTGAATGGAGACGACGGAGACCAGATCACGGCAATTGTCCCATACTATAAGAACAGAATCATCGTATTCAAAAAGCGTCGAGTCTTCCAGGTGGACATTCCTAGCGACGCCACAACGGCAGCCGATTGGGTCGTGTCCATCATATCGAATAACACTGGTTGCGTAGCATCCGGGACTGCAGTCCAGGTAAGTAGCGATATCCTGTTTTTATCAGACAACGGAATTCGGTCCCTAGTCCGATCGGTTGCAGACGACTTTAGCTCGGTTGGCGTACCAATCTCGGAAGTTGTCAAAGACGTCATCCAAACCATAAACACTGACTCAATCAGAATTTCTACAGCAATTTACTACGACAATAGATATTTTCTGGCAGTGCCGACAGGATCAAACAACACCAATGATACGCTTATAGTTTACAACACTGTGCTCGGGGCATTTGAGGGCACCTGGAGCCCAAAGATAATGCAGTTTACTCTTACGAATTTTAACCAGGCCGGAACCAGGGCAATGTTCAAGAAGGTGAACGGAGTTATTGAGCAGTATGCTGGTTACAAGTCCCCGGCTGGAACGGTCTCGTCAGACTACCTAGACGCAGGCACAAACTACGAGTCCTATGTTCGCACAAAAGATTTTAATTTCGGAGATACGTTTGCCGCCAAATACGGATCGCATTTCGAGGTCATCTTTGATGACTCGTTTTCTAACAGCGCAAACATTTTTATTCAAAGAGACGTCGATACCGGAGACATTAGCGTTCAGTCTGGGCTGAACATTGCGAGCTCAGTGCTCACATTGGATTTTGTTTTGCCAGCAGTACTCCCGACGTCGGTAAAGAAACGGATTGCAAGCGATCTTCGTAAGTACGAAAAGTGGCGCCTGTTGAATATGAAAATCTCAAGCACCGCAAACAAGATGGCAATTCGGCAGATTGTCGCGGCCGCCAACCCAGACACGATCGAGATTCAGAAGGTTATATGACAGCTATAGAGTATATTGAAGCGTCCGGGGTTCCGGAGGGGATGTGGCACAACCTAGCTGATTGGTTTAATTGGTTCGAGAAGCAGGGCATGGTCGGCATCGTCGAGGACTCAAACGGCATCGCCGGGGTGGCGCTAGCTAGGTGCCTAAAGGATGACCAGAAGCCCGACCACTACGTTCACTCTGAGGATGGGGACAATGTCTTTGTAGACTTGACGATCTCCTCAAAGGGTGCTATCTCCTTGAGGTGCCTGTTGCTTCTCCTTTGGGAGCGTTTTGGCATTCGTAAACGTATTACGTTTAATCGTTCTGGAAGATACAGGAGTTATGACTATATGAATTTTATGAAAAAGGCAAGGGTCTAATGGGTGGCGCACCTTCTATTCCTGCACCTCCTCCCCCGCCCGATCCGAATGCGGTAGCGCAGGCCAACGCGGCTGCGTACAGAACTAACATTGAGACGTACATGGAGAAGGCTCCTGGTATGGCCGAGCTAGAGAACAAGCTACGAATT